ATGTTAAAGGTGATTTAGAAGTTAAGGCTACTGGAACAAATAGCTTGATGCAGAAAGAAGTTAGAAGTCAAAGACTTACTATGTTCTTACAAACTGCACAAAGTCCTGCTATTGCTCCGTTTGTTAAGATTTCTAAACTCGTTAGTGAACTTGCCTACAGCTTAGACTTAGACCCTGATGAAATACTCAATGACCCTGAAGAAGCTGCAATAATGGCACAAATAATAGGAATGCAAAATGCTGGACAAAATAATGGCGAAGAAGCTCAACCCGATAGTCAACAGTCCTCACTGGGCGGACTTCAAGGAGCACCTGAACAACCTCAAGAGCTTGGAGCTACAGGCACTGGTGGTGGCAACATCGGAACAGGAAATGTACCGGCTGCAGGGGAAGCTGAATTTTCTGGGCAGACTGGAGCAGCTGGACCAGCAGGTTAAAGAAGCAATATTAAGGAAGGAAGAAACATAATGTTATTACAAGACGATAAAAAAAGAATGGGTTACGAAGATGGTGAAGGTGTTGACCTTAGAGCAGCACAGCAAGAACATTTTAAAGAAGCATTTGGATTAACTCCAAAAGAAATAGCAGTTTTAGATAATCCTAAAAATAAAGAATACCGAAAAATAATTAGGAAGATGGAACAACAAACAGATATAGATGCTTTACAAATGGAATTAGAGAAATATAGAAGTGCTAAACCTGAAGATAGAGAATCTAAAATGTATGGTGGCTCTATGAATAAATATAATGAAGGTGGTTCTCTTTTAGCTGACGATATGAAAATGCAAAAAGAAACTCCCGATATGAAATCAGATGATGATATGGAAGAAGATTACGTAGAATATGTAATGAATGAATTATTATCTGAAGAAGAACAAGAATTTTTAAATAAAGAATTAGAAGGCAACGACAAACTCAGTGTCATATTTGACAAAGTAGTTGGCGGTGCTTCAGAATTTTCTGGTTCTGGTCCTATTGAAGGACCGGGAACAGGAGTCTCTGACGATATACCTGCAAGGTTATCAGATGGGGAATTTGTCTTTACTGCAAAAGCTGTAGAAGAAATCGGAGAAGATGCATTAACATCTATGATGAAAGAAGCTGAAGCTGCAGCAGATAATAGACAAGGATTTGCTTTTGGAGGAATCTACGAAAAGGACGAAGAAGAATTACTAGATAGTAATGATATTTCTGCTGATATGCGTAGAGTTAATCCAAGATTAAATTCAAACATACGATAAGGCTACCCTGAGATATCAGGCACTTTATCATTTAAAAACCGAAAGGCTACCTTTACAAGACAAGCCCTGCTAGTGCACAAAGCAGCTACCTTGCTAACGAAGCCCTGATTAGGAGAAGAAGATGACTAATACAGTCCAAAAAGAGGAAACGCCAAATCCTTATAACCAAAAAAAAGATTGGCACGTAAAAGATGAAAGACCTTTTGTATCATCAAATAGTATGTTTTTTGAAGAGCCTTCTGAAAAGAATAAGCTTTTTAAAAGTAACGACATAACTGAAGTGGAAGCTGAAGGAAGTGTTAATACTGAAGAATTGGAATCTAAAAAGGATACTCCTTATAAGAAACCAGATTATAAAAAACGATATGATGATTTAAAAAGACATTATGATAGTAAACTTAATGAGTTTAAATCTAGAGAACAAGAGTTAATTGAAGAGGCTACTAGTAATAGAACCGAATACAAAGCTCCTAAATCTCCAGAAGAACTAGAACAATTTAAGAATGAATATCCTGATGTGTACGAAGTTGTAGAAACTGTTGCTCATATGCAATCTGAGACTAAAGCAAAAGTTCTAGAAGAACGCCTTAGCAAACTCCAAGAACGCGAGAATCAACTAATACGACAAAGTGCAGAGAAAAGGTTATTAGAAAGACACCCTGATTTTGAAGATATCAGAAACAGCGATGACTTTCATGGTTGGGCAAAAGAACAGCATTCATCTATCCAAGCATGGGTATATGAAAATGCTGACGATGCTGACCTAGCTTCACGTGCTCTTGATTTGTTTAAAAAAGATTTCGGTGTAGAACCTACGAAGATAAAGTCATCTTCAAAAAAACCGACTAGAAAATCTGCTGCAGATATGGTCTCCACTAAAACAACTAGTGTAGAACCTGCTCAACAGAAAGTCTGGTCATTAAGGGAGATAGAAGCCATGTCTGTACAAGAATTTGATAAATACGAAACGGAAATATCAGATGCTATGCAGGAAGGCAGAATCTCAGATTAAACTATAATTAACTACAAGGAGAAGTATCATGGCTCAATTTTTTGAACCCGGAACAGATACAAACGCTAACTTTGCAAACTCCGTAGCAGGACAAACTAATAGTTTCTTTTTACCTTCGGTTTACTCTAAAAAGGTTTTAAACTTTTTCAGAAAAGCCTCGGTTGTAGAAGCTATCACCAACACAGATTACGCTGGTGAAATTTCCTCTTTCGGAGACTCTGTAAAGATTATAAAAGAACCTGTCATTTCAGTATCAGACTACACACGTGGTTCTGACACTACTGACACAAAACTAACTGACCAAGAAATATCTTTGGTTGTTGATAGTGCTAAAGCTTTTAAATTCATCGTAGATGATATTGAAAGTAATATGTCACATGTCAACTTCAAAGAAGTTGCTTCAAGCTCTGCAGCTTATGCTCTTAAAGACGCATACGATGCAGCTGTTCTAGAAAAAATGTTTGCTGGATGTTCAGCTGCATCACCTAATCACATTTTAGGTGCTGACAGTGCTACTGATTTAGGAGTAGGAGTCTTTGACGGCTCTGGTGCTGCTGATATCGGACCATCTGGTGAAACTGACCCTCTAGACCTTATGGCTAGAATGGCAAGACTATTAGACGAACAAAACGTACCTGAAGAAGGTCGTTGGTTTGTTGCAAGTCCTGACTTCTACGAAGTTCTAGGTCAATCATCTTCTAAATTATTGTCTGTAGACTTCAACGCAGGTCAAGGCTCAATTAGAAATGGTTTAGTTTCAAGTGGAAAACTACGTGGATTTGATATGTACAAGTCAAACAACATTGCTGCAACATCTAATGCTGCTGGTAAATGTATGGCTGGTCATATGTCATCTACTGCAACTGCTAATACTATTCTCTCAACAGAAGTGTTAAGAGACCCAACATCGTTTGGTGACATAGTAAGAGGCTTACATGTCTATGGTGCGAAAGTACTTAGAGATGAAGCTTTAGTAAGTGCATTCTACGGTATTGATTAATACCAACTCGGAGGGGTCTTAACGGACCTCTCCACTTTTTAAGGAGATAAAATGAAAGGCGTAAAACATTATAAAAGAGATGGAACTGAACACAAAGGTGGTTCACATAAAATGCCTAACGGAGATTTACATTCTGGCAAAACACACGGTAAGACCAGTGTAAAACTTTTTCATTTTAAAGATTTGAGTAAGAAAGCAAAATTAAAAGCTAAAGGTAAGAAGTAATGGCTACAACATATTTAGATTTAAGTAATGAAGTATTAAGAGAACTTAATGAAGTTGTAATGACTTCTGGTACTTTTGCAAGTTCTACAGGTATACAAGCCTTTGTAAAAGACGCTATTAATAAATCTATATTTGATATAGCTAACGAAGAACCACAACTACCTTTTCTTTCAGCAGGAGTTAGTGGAAGCACAGACCCTTATTATGGGAATGTAACTGTTGCATCGGTAGCAGGAACTAGATGGTATACTCTAAAAGCAGATAGCTCTAGTATAACAACTGATTACGCATCAGTAGATTGGGATGATTTTTATTTAACAACAATTAACGTAAGTGGAGAAACAGCTCCTTACGTTTCTAAAGGTTTAAACTTTTTAACTTTAGATGAATGGAAAAGATATTATAGAGATAGTGAAAACTCAGATGATGCAGAAGGTTCAGATGCTTCGCACGGAGAACCTACTTATATTATTAAAAGTCCAGACCATAGAAAATTTGGATTAAGTCCAATACCTGACAAAGTGTATAACGTACATTTTTATGCTTTTTCAAAACCTACATCTTTATCAGCTTACAATGATTCTATTGCTATGCCAGAACAATATAGTAATGTCATAACAGCACGTACAAGATATTACGTGCACCAATTTAAAGAAAATATTCAACAAGCAGCTTTTGCACTTGAAGAATATAAAAAGAATATGAAGACGATGAAATCTAATTTGATTAATCCGACTCCTAAATATATGTCAGACGACAGGACTTATTTCTAGATGGCAGGTTCACAACCATTTTCAGTGCCTTTAGGTGGTGGATTAAATAAATCTACCAACTCTTTGAACCTGTTACAAACTCCCGGAGTAGCTACTAAGTTAAGAAACTTTGAAGTATCTACAGAAGGAGGATATCGTAGAATAAATGGTTTTAGTTTGTTTGGCGATACATTACCTAACTCTACTAACGATGTTGAAGGTTTAGTAGTTTATGCAGATGGTGTATTAGCAGTTGTTGGAAACGATATATTTTTTAGTCAAGATGGAGAGGATGCTTGGTTACAATTAAATAAAGCAAGTGTTGCAAGTTCTGGAGACGACTATTCTACATTTACAGGTAGAAGTGAATTAGCTCTTACAGGTATAGACCAATGTGAATTTGCTATTTATGAAGGGACTAGTGATTACGGTGAAGTAATTATAACAGATAAGAGTGGTAATAATAAACCTTTCTTATTTAAAATGACAGGTACATCTGCAAATTTAAATGCACGGACATATTTTGCAAGTCAAATAACTATTAGCGGTTCTACTACTGCAAAGTTTTGTACAATACATGACCAGCATTTAGTAGTTGCTGGAGACCCTACAACACCTAATACTATTTACTATAGCTCTACAGGAGACATAGACCACTTCACAGGTACAGGTTCTGGTAGTGTAACACTAGAAGATAAAGTAGTAGGTCTAAAAAGTTTCCGTAATGAGTTATTTATATTTTGTCAAAACTCAATATTTAAACTTCAGAATATAAACAATGCAGCTGCAACTGCAGTAGTTCCTGTTACTAAAAACGTAGGTTGTTTAGATGGACAAACAATTCAAGAGATTGCTGGTGACTTAATATTCTTAGCACCTGATGGATTTAGAACAGTTGCTGGTACAGCTAGAATTGGTGACGTTGAGTTAGGCACTATTAGTCAAGCTATACAGCCTTTAGTAAATGACATTGTAGCAGCATCTAACTCTTTACAATTTAGTAGTGTTGTGCTTAGAGATAAATCACAATATAGAATGTTTTATAGCACATCCTCGGATACTGCAGGAACTTCAAGAGGGATTATAGGAACACTTAGACCACAAGGATTTGAATGGTCAGAAACTTTAGGAATACAAGCACCTGCTATTACATCTGGATTTGATAGTACAGGAACAGAAAAAGTATATCACGGTGATAGAGACGGTAAAATTTATAATCATAATATAGGTAATAGTTTTAACGGTTCAAACATTGAAGCAGAATATCAATCTCCAGATTATGATTATGGAGATTTAGGAACTCTTAAGACTTTAGACTATGCTAAAATTTCTTTTACACCAGAAGGAGATGCACAACCAACACTTAGAATTAGATTTGATTACGACAGTTTAGATACTCCACAACCTGCTGACGTAGTTTTAACTGAGATACCAGAACCTGCTATTTTTGGACTAGCAGTTTTTGCATCAGGACAAAAGTTTGGAGCATCCGAACAGCCTTTAGTAAGACAAAGTTTAACCGGTAGTGGACACAGTAATTTTTTTAAAATATTTAGTGCGGACACTAACGCACCATATTCAATTAATGGGTTGTATATTAATTACAGACCATCAGGAAGACAATAGGAGATATATAAATGGCTACTTATGTAAGACAAAGTTCATTCAGTGATGGGGATACAATTACTGCTGCACTATTTAATAACGAGTTTAATCAATTAGTAAATGCTTTTGATGTAGCAACAGGACATACCCATAATGGTTCTACCGCAGGTGATGGTGGACCAATTTCAAATCTGTTTAGTAACGCCTTAGTATTTGGTACTAACACAGACAACGATGTTGTAATTACTTTTAACGCTAACTCTAATGATGGTGTTTTAACTTGGATGGAAGATGAAGACTACTTCCAATTCTCAGATGACCTACTACTCACAACAACAGAAAAGGTACAGTTTAGAGACACAGCAATTTATATTAATTCTAGCACTGATGGACAACTCGATATAGTAGCCGATACCGAAGTCCAGATAGTCGCTACAACTATTGATATGAATGGCAACGCAGATATCTCTGGTAACTTAGGAGTTGGTGGTAACTTAACAGTAACAGGTACAACTACATTTAATGGCGGCACAATCACTATGGGTGATGCGGCTACTGACAATGTTGTGTTTGGTGCTGATGTAGACTCTAATATTATTCCTGATGATGATGATAGTTATGACCTTGGTAGCTCTACACAAGAGTGGAGAAACTTATATATTGATGGTACTGCAAACATTGACAGCCTTGTAGCTGATACAGCAGACATTAACGGTGGTACGATAGATGCCGCTAATATTACTGTAGGCTCTGGTAAAACTTTAGATGTTTCAGCAGGTACACTAACACTAGCAGATAATCAAATTAGTGGTGATAAAGTAGAAGGTGGTACAATTAATGCTACTACTATTAACACTTTAACATATGGTAGTATCACAGATGGTACTATTACAGTTACAGCTTTTGTTGATGAAGACAACATGGCTTCTAACTCAGCAACACTTATCCCAACACAGCAGTCCGTAAAAGCTTACGTAGACGCACAAGACACAGCACAAGACTTAGACTTAGTATCCGATAGTGGTACTATTGCAATCGACTTAGATGGCGAAACATTGACAGTTACAGGTGGTGAAGGTATTGATACTTCAGCATCTAGTAATACTCTAACAATTACTGGTGAAGATGCTACAACATCTAACAAAGGTATTGCATCATTTAACTCAGATGACTTTAACATCTCTAGTGGTGCAGTTACACTAGCAACTACATCAACAGCCGCAGAACTTAATATTCTTGATGGGGCTACAGTAACAACTGCAGAGCTTAATATCTTAGATGGTGTTACAAGCACTGCAGCAGAGTTAAACTTACTTGACGGTAAAACTTTCCTTGATGAAGACAATATGGCATCTAATAGTGCTACAGGTATTGCTTCTCAACAAAGTATTAAAGCTTATGTAGATGCTACAGTTGCTGCAACTAATGAAGTTGTTGAAGATACAACTCCACAGCTCGGTGGTGATTTAGCTTCTAACGGTAATGACATATTGTTTGCTGATAGTGATAAAGCTATCTTTGGAGCTGGTTCAGATTTACAGATTTATCACGATGGGTCTAATAGTGTAATACACGACAACGGTACTGGAGATTTAATTCTTAAAGCTAATAGTTTTAAGTTGTGGAACAACACATCATCAGAAGCGTTGATTGTTGCTGATGTAGATGGAGCAGTTAAGCTATATCATGATGGTTCACAAAAACTAGTCACCACCTCAACAGGCATAGACGTAACAGGTACAGTAACTGCTACAGGTACTTCAGTCTTTGCAAGTCTAGATATCTCAGGCGATATAGACGTAGACGGAACTACTAACTTAGATGTAGTAGATATAGACGGTGCTGTAAGCTTTGGTGCTACTGCAAGTTTTGCAGATGGAGTAGGTGCTTATTTTGGAAATGGTAATGACCTACAGATTTTTCATACTGCTGATACTGGAAGTTATATTGTTGATGCAGGTTCAGGTAATTTAAATATTCGTGGACAAAATCAAATTGTATTGGCTACAGCAGGTGGTTCTGAGACTTATGCAGATTTTAATGTTAATGGTGCTTCTAGGCTTTATTACGATAATGAAATCAAACTAGCAACAACCTCAACAGGTATAGACGTTACAGGCGTAATAACTACTGACGGTCTTACAACAAGTGCTGACATTAACTTCGGTGACGATGACAAAGCTATCTTTGGAGCTGGTTCAGATTTACAGATTTGGCATGATGGAGATAATAGTTTTATTAGAGACAGTGGCACTGGTGATTTACAAATAAGAGCCTCAAACTTACTTTTAACAGATGTTGACGGAACAATTATGTTTAATGGACGAGACAATGGTGCAGTGTCTTTATATGACAATGGTTCAGAAAAACTATCCACAACCTCAACAGGTATAGACGTAACAGGAATCATTGTAAGTGATGGTATGTCTACTAATACTTCAGGAAGTTCAAACTTTATAGCAGGTGTAAACGCAGGTAACTCCATTGTTAGTGGTGGTAATTTCAATACTGCAGTAGGTGATGAAGCAGGTACGGCTATTACTACAGGTGACAACAATACTTTATTTGGTTATGGTTCAGGTGATGCTCTTGATACTGCATCCAATAATACAGCTATCGGGCATAATGCTTTAACAGCCGATACTAAAGGAAGCTATAATGTAGCTATTGGTAAAGGAACTTTAGCTAATCAAAACTTTACAAGTGCTACTGATTCTTACAATGTTGCTGTAGGTTCAAGTGCAGGTAATGACATAACCACAGGTATAGATAATACTCTTATTGGTGCAAATGCAGGTGATGCTTTAACAGATGCTGATTACAATACAGCAATTGGTTTTGAAGCACTAAGTTCAGACACACTAGGAAATCGTTCTGTTGCACTAGGTTACTTTTCTTTAAGAAACCAAAACTTTACAAGTGCTACCGATAGTTACAACACAGCCCTTGGATTTGCTGCAGGTGAAGCAACAACCACAGGAATAAACAACACATTTATAGGTGGTCTTTCTGGAGACGCTAACACCACAGGTGGTAGTAACGTAGCAGTAGGTAAATCATCTTTTTCAGATAATACAACTGGTTCTAACAATACTGCTATAGGAGATGCTGCTCTTAATGCTAATACTACTGCTTCTAACAATGTGGCAGTTGGTAAAAATGCTTTAGTAGTTAATACTACAGGTACTCAAAATACTGCTGTGGGTGCATCAGCACTAGACGCAAACACAACAGCAAACAACAACACTGCACTAGGTTATGCTTCTTTAGGAGCAAATACTACAGGTTATGAAAACACGGCAGTAGGAGCAAGTGCTTTAGACGCTAATAGCACAGGAATAGCAAACGTGGCAATAGGTCAAGGTGCTTTAAGTGACAGTACCACATCATCTAATAATACTGGTGTTGGTCATCAAGCTTTATTTAACAATACAACTGGCGAACAAAACAATGCTTTTGGTGGTGCATCTTTATACACTAATACTACAGGTAGTTACAATAGTGCTTTAGGTCAAGGAGCTATGTATTATAATACTACAGGCGGTAATAATGTTGCTGTAGGAGACAATACTTTATTTGCTAACACTACAGGTAATTCAAATGTTGCTATAGGTGTTCAAGCATTAGATGCAAACACTACAGCTTCTAACAACACATCAATAGGAATGCAATCTTTATCTGGTAATACTACAGGTTCTCAAAATACTGCATTAGGAATGCAATCTTTATTTTCTAACACAACCGCAGCTAACAACACAGCAATAGGTTTTCAGTCTTTAAGATTAAACACTACAGGTGCTAATAACACCGCATTAGGTGCTATAGCTTTAGATGCTAACACTACAGGTTCTCAAAATACTGCTATAGGAAGAGCTGCTTTAGGTGCAAACACAACAGCAGATAACAACACAGCAGTAGGTCATAGTGCATTAGCAACAACCACAACAGGTGACGCTAACACAGCAGTAGGTAAAGATGCTTTAGTAGCTAACACAACAGCAGCAGCAAATACAGCTTTTGGGTATGGTTCTTTAAGAGATACTACAACAGGTTCATCTAACGTAGGTTTAGGTTATTTAGCACTAGAAGAAAATACAACTGGTGGTAACAATACAGCAGTAGGTTTTCAAACTTTAGAAGAAAACACTACAGCTAGTAATAACACAGCAGTAGGTTACTTTGCTTTAAGAAAAAACACTACAGGTACTGAAAATACAGCTGTAGGTAAAAATGCATTAGATGCAAATGTTGATGCAAACTATAACGTAGCAGTAGGGTCTGGTTCTTTAGGTGCTAATACTACTGGTGCAACTAACACTGCTGTAGGTACATATTCACTTTTATCTAATACAACAGCAAGTAATAATACAGCTCTTGGTTATAGTGCTTTAACAGCAAACACTACAGCTTCATTTAATACAGCTATAGGTTCTTTAGCAGCAGATGCTCTTACAACAGGAGATTCAAATACTGTTATAGGTTATGCAGCTTTAAGCTCAGATACTCTAGGCGAAAGAGCAATAGCTATTGGTGAAGGTGCTTTATTTACACAAAACTTTACAAGCGAAACAAATAATTACAATGTTGCTATAGGTTATAACGCAGGGTACGCAGTAACTACAGGTACTGAAAATACTCTTATAGGAGGTTTAGCAGGTGACTCTTTAACTACTGGGCATTATAATGTTGCAGTAGGTTTTGAAGCTTTAACCACAGAAGATGCACATGGACGTTGTACTGCATTAGGTTTTAGAGCTTTAAAAACATTAAATGCAGGTACAGACTCTTATAACGTAGCAATAGGTTTTGATGCAGGAAGAGATATGACCACAGGTACTCAAAACACTGTTATAGGTGGGTTATCAGGATTTGCATTAACTACTGGACACAGTAACACAGCATTAGGTTTCCAAGCTTTAACTACAAGTACCACCGCTGTTGCAAACACAGCACTAGGTCACAATGCAGGACAAGATTTAACAACGGGCGATAGAAATACTTTAGTAGGTAATATTGCAGGTGCTAATCTAACAACTGCAGATGATGCTACATTACTAGGATATGGAGCAGGTGGTGGAGCAGTATTAACAGGGCATGATAATGTTGGAATAGGTACTAACGCTTTAAATTTAACAACTTCTGGTGCAGAAAATACAGCAGTCGGTAGAGGTGCATTAGAACAAAATACTACAGGTTCTCATAATACTGCAATGGGTGCATTTTCTTTAGACGCTTGTACAACAGGTGGTAAAAATTCTGCATTTGGTAGAGAAGCTCTTACAAAAAATACAACAGGTTCTACAAATGTCGGAATTGGTTATGAATCCTTAAAAGAAAATACAACTGCAAATAACAACACAGCAGTTGGTTATCAATCTTTAAAATTAACTACTACAGGTACTCAAAACGTAGCTGTCGGTTCATTAGCTTTAGATGCTAACACAACTGGTAGCTATAACGTAGGTATGGGTTATAACGCACTAGGTTCTG